GGCCGTTGCCGCCTGCCCACTATCGATGCCGGTCAAAGATCGTGCCTGTCAGGCCGAACCCGCCGAACACGCGCGCCGAAACATTCCTCGAATGGGTGCGCCGCCAGCCCAAGGACGTTCAAGCCTTCGCTGTGGGCACCGCTGGCGCGCTCGCCGTGCGCAAGGGCACCGCCGCAGAACGCGACTATCCGCAAATGGGAAGCATCAAGCCCTTGTCGCTTACTGCTTTTATGGCTAGTCTGGACTTTATAACGAGTGACGATTAACCGCTAGTGATCTAGCAAGGAAAACAACATGGCTATCAAGCGTAAGGTCAACAAGACGGAATACGACGCCCTTAGCGACGCTAACAAGGTGTTGTATGTCGAGAACAAGTCTCGTGCCGGTGAATACATTCTCGACATTGACGGTGATACCGACAATGAACTGAAAACCGCACTGGAGGCCATCAAGGCCGAAAAGCGCGAATTGGCCGCAAAGCTCAAGGCGCTGGAGGATGCCGCCGAAGTCGAAGCGGAGAAGAAGAACAAGGGCAGCGGCGATATTGCCGCGCTTGAAGCGTCCTACAAGGCCAAGCTCGACAAGCTGACAGCGGAGACGCAAGCCGCGCTCGACGCCAAAAACAGTTACATCCGCAATCAACTTGTGGACAATGTTGCAATGAGCATCGCGTCCGAACTGAGCAAGTCCCCCAAGGTTCTGCTTCCCCACATCAAGGCGCGCATTACTGCCGATCTGGACGGCGATGCTCCCTCGACAAAGGTTCTGGGTGCGGATGGCAAGTTGTCGGCTTTGACGCTTGACGACTTGAAAAAAGAGTTTAAGAGTAACCCCGACTTTGCTGGTGTAATCATCGGCAATAAGGCCAGCGGCGGTGATACCGGGAGCGTTGGCGGCAATGTTGGTCGAGCCCTTGCACCAGACGGTAAACCCATCAACCTCGCGCTGGCGTCGAATGATGTCTTGCGCGCTCACATTGACGCTCAAGTCAAAGCATCAGGATAAGCAGCCATGTCACTGAACAACGTCGTCGTCTTCAACAAATACCTCTACACGACGCTCAATGAACTCGTCGCGCAGCAGATTGAACTGTTCAACGCGGCAACGCGCGGCGCAATCATCCTGCGTAACGAGGCGTTCGAGGGCGATTACTCCGACACGACCTTCTGGCAGTTCTTGTCCGGCATGGTGCGCCGCCGCAACGCCTACGGCTCCGGTGCTGTCAGTGCCGTGACCATGCAGATGCTCGTGGACAGCATGGTCAAGGTGGCCGCCGGCACCCCGCCCATCAACATCCCGCCCAGCATGTTCTCATGGATCGGGCAGAACCCGGAACAGGGCGGGATCAACGTCGCGCGCCAGCTTGCGCCCGCGATGATGACCGACATGCTCAATACGGCGGTCTCCGCGTTGGCGGCGGGCCTTCGCAACGTTTCGGACGTGAACATCAACGTGTCCGGAAATGCGGGGCAGCTTGCCCAGTTCAACCCCGGCACGCTCAATCAGGCCAAGGCGCTCTTTGGCGACCGCTCCAGCCAGATCGCGGCTTGGGTTGTGCATTCAAAACCCATGCATGACTACTTCGGAAACGCGATCGCCAACGCGGCGCAACTCTACACCTACGAGACGATTGCGGTCACGACCGATCCATTCGGCGCGTTGTTTGTCATGTCCGACATTCCGGCCCTGCGCATCGCCGGCTCGCCCGACAACTATATCAACCTCGGTCTCGTGCCCGGTGCTGTCGTGGTCGCGCGCAACAATGATTTCGTGGACAATTTCGACACCACGAACGGAGACGAGAACCTGCGTCGCACCTATCAGGCCGAGTGGACTTACAATCTCGGTGTGAAGGGCATGTCGTGGGACAAGACCAATGGCGGGCGCTCGCCGACCAGCGCGGCGCTTGCTGTGGGCACCAACTGGGACCGCACCGCAACGAGCATCAAAGACCTCGGCGGGGTGGTTCTCCGCACTCTCTGAGACCCGTATCCAGCACAGGCCAGCGGTTTCAACGCCGCTGGCCACAACCCTTGGGTGTTTCATGCACAAAGCAAAGTTGAAGGTCCTGTTTTTCCTCGCCGATGCCGTCGCGTCGGAGAGCGAGCTTGACGAGATTGCGGCGCTCGACATGTTCGCCGTCATGCCGCGCAACGCAAGCGCGCTCGCGGTTGACGAGGCGCTGGAGGATTGTGACGGTGTGGCGGGTCTCGTGCCCACAGGCTACGCCAAGCAGTGCGCCCCTGTTTCCGAGCTTCTGGCCGCGCACGAGAAGCGCATGGCCGAACGCGCCGCCGCGCGGGCCGCCAAGGCTGCGGAACCTGCCAAGGCCGCCAAGGCCGCCAAGGCCGCCAAGGCCACTGCCTCCGAGCCCTCCGCCACGGGAACGCCCGCGTGGTCAGGCGATTGGAAACCGCAGTAACGCACCATGGCCCTGATTATCGAGGATGGAACGCAACCGCTAAACGCTAACACCTATGCCAGTGTTAGCGACCTCGACAGCTATGTTGCGTTGCGCGGCCTCAGCATTCAGGGCAGCACGAGCCAGAAAGAACACATGCTCATACGAGCCATGGACTGGCTCGAAGCGCAAAGTCATCGTTACAAAGGTTATCGCAAGAAACAAGAGCAGCTACTTTGCTGGCCGCGTAATCTTGTCATCTTGCACAACGTCGAGTTGTATACGACAGACAACACGATTGCCAACGGCAACGAAAACCTGTTGACGGTGCAATACTTTCCGAACAACAAGATACCCAAGCAACTGATCTATGCGCAGTGTCAGCTTGCCGTTGACGCGCACACTGTCAGCCTCATGCCCACAGTGGCGAACGCGACAAACTTCAACCTGAAAAAGTCCAAGGTCGGTCCTATCGAGGACGAGTATTTCGGCGCGAAGGATGCCCGCTCAGTCAGGCCGACTTTGCTGCAAGCCGAAGGCTGGATCGCGGACCTCGTGGACGGCGGCGGCTTCGGCCTGACGCTGAAACGCGCATGACGGTGTATGACGCCCAGATTGCGAGCGCCCGCAGCGCCATCGAGCGCAAGGGCGGGCTTGCGACGTGGCGCAAGTTCAGCGTCACCGCTGGCACCCATGACTGGAATGAGGGCAGTGGCACGACGCCTTTCACGGATTATCAGGTGCGGGTTGTGGTGCTCCCCTATGACCTCGAAAGCGCCTCCACACTGATCATCGACGGGGCCGTCAGACGGCTCACAAACTACGCATTGTTGGCGGCGCAAAACTTCGTGCCTGACCTCCGCGACCTGCTGATAACAGCCCTTGGCGAATACAAGCCGGTCAAGATTGACGTGCTCGCCCCCGATTTTGCGCCGATCCTCTACACGATAGGGTTGGAGGGATGAGCACGACCGCGTTCGCCGCTTATGAGGAGATCAGCGCAAAGGTGCTCGCGGCGGTGCGGGCGCACGAGAGCTTGTGCAGCACAACGAATATGAGCGTCGTTTTCGAGGGGCGGGACGACGGCGTAGTGCGGCCCGCAAGCAAGTATTTTGTCGAGGTTGTGCAGCTCGTGAACACGAGCGGCCTCGCGGCGTTCGGACACGCGGACAGGCTCTACACCACGACCGGGCAGCTATACATGAAGGTGTATGCGCCCCAAGTCATCGCCAACGCCTATGAGTGTGGGCATAAATTCGCGCTCGCCTTGCGTGACAGCTTTCGTGGCCCGGCGATTGGGGTCAACCGGGTCTGGTATCGGCGGGAAACTGTCGTTACACTTCCCGCCGAGAAAGCCGCGCATCGGTTCAACGTCATCGTCGATTTCACGTTTGATGAGAGGAAATAGCCATGGTCGCCTTGAACAAGATTGACAGCAACGCCACCGGCCTTGCCTATGCTCGCGAAGCGTCCCTTGGCGTTCTGCCCACAACGCCTGTCTGGATACCGCTGGAGCCGAACAGCTACGGCGATTTCGGGGGCGAGATCACCACGGTCGCACGCAACCCGATCAATCTGGGGCGTCAGCGGAAAAAGGGTGTCATCACTGACAATGACGCCAACGGCGACTTTGAGACCGATCTGACGCAGACGAACATGCAGGACCTCTTGCAGGTGTTCATGTTCGCGGCGGCGCGCACCAAAGGCGACCTGACCGCTACGTCCACGACGGCAACCACGTTCAATGTGGCGTCTGGCGGGGCCGGCTATCGGGCGAATGACCTGTTGTTCGGCAAGGGCTTCGCGCAGGCGCTCAATAACCGTGTGCATGTGGTCGCATCGGCCACGGCCACGACGATCACCACGGGCGCGACAGCGGCGATTGACACGACTGGACAGATCACGCGCGTCGGGCACCAGTTCGCCACTGGCGACCTCGCGGTGAACGTGGCGGGCACATGGCCCGCGCTGACCAGCACGACCAAGAACCTGACCGAGCTTGGGCTTATTCCCGGCGAATGGATTTGGGTAGGGGGCGACCTCGCCGCCGAACAGTTCGCCAACGCGGCGAACAACGGCATGGCTTGCGTGAAATCAGTCGCGGCGAACCGGATCGAGCTCCACAAGACCCGCGCACCTTGGGTTGCGGACGCCGGGACCGGCAAGACCATCCGACTGTATTTCGGGCGCGTCATCAAGAACGAGGTCGGCCCGCTGATCGTGCGCCAGTCGCTTCAATTCGAGCGCCAGCTTGGTGCGCCTGACGACGCTTTCCCCACCAACATCCAGTCCGAATACCTCGTTGGGGCCGTCGCCAACGAGCTTGAGATGACCATCAACACCGCCGACAAGATCACCATGTCTCTCGGCTTCGTGGCACAGAACAATGAGCAGCGCACCGCGACCGAAAACATCAAGACCGGCACGCGGCTCGCTCTCGTGGAGGGGGATGCCTACAATACATCGACGGACATCAAGCGCATTCGGCTGTCGTCCTATGTGACAGGGCAGACGGCTCCCGCGCCCCTGTTCGCTTTTCTGCAAGACGTATCGGTCACGATCAACAATAACGTGACGCCGAACAAAGCCGTTGGCGTGATCGGCGCTTTCGAGTTGACGGCGGGCACGTTCGAGGTCTCTGCCAGCCTCAATGCCTATTTCGCCAATATCGAGGCGGCGCGGCTCGTGCGCCAGAACGCGGACACGACGCTTGACATATTCGCGGCGCGGGCGAATGCCGGCTACGCCATCGACTTCCCGATGTTGACGCTTGGCGACGGTCGCCTTAGCGTGGAACAGGACGAACCGATCACCCTGCCGCTCACGTGTGACGCGGGCACGGGTGCCAAGTTCGATCCGAACATGAACCACACCCTGCTTATGGTGTTTTTCGATTACCTGCCCAACGCTGCAATGGCATAAGGCAACATCAAGAGGTTATACATGAAAGTCAGTTCTCCCTTTAGCCAGTTCAAGACGAACACAGACGCCGAAACCGCCGGTGTCTGGGTGTCGTTTGGTGACTATGAAATCAAGCTGGCGCGGTCTGGTGGCGCGAACAAGCGCTTCATGCAAGTGCTGGACGACTACATGCAGCCGCACAAGCGCGCGCAAGAGATGGGCATCCTTGACGAGACCACGGCGACTGGGGTGCTCGCCAACGTCTACGCGGACACCATCGTTCTCGCGTGGCGCACCAAGATCGATGACAAATGGGAAAGCGTGCTCATTGGTCCCGATGGGCAAAAGATCGAGTTTAACCGTGACAACGTGGTGAAGTTGCTCACGGAGGTCACAGATTTCTTTGTCATCATCCGGGCGCAGGCTGCGGCCTACCAGACGTTCAAGCACGAGATGAGGGTGCTCGACGGAAAAAACTGACGGCGGTCCTTGCCTACGAGCTAGAGCAGGGGCCGATAGCCGCCCAAGTCATCAAGCAATGTTTGCGCGAAGGCTTGCCTATACCTGACAAGTTCGCCAACGCGCCAGAGTTGAAGCTAGGACTAGAGCTTTATTATGACGCATACAGCGAGCTTGTCAGTTACCAGACGATCAACCCGGAGCGCCCGCCTATCCTGTGGGCAGACGTTCACGAGTATGCCAAGCATCACGGGTTCACGTCGGAACAGCGGGACAACCTTCTGTATTTTGTTCGGGAATTGGAGCTAGTCGCCACGCGGCATTATCGCAAGAGCATGAAGGGCAAGAGTGGCAAACAGTCTAAACCGCCTGTCGCAAAGAATGTTCGGGCTTAGCAAGAGGGT